CTTCTGCGCAAGACTGGCCTTCTCCTGTGTGAGGTCATCGAATTTGCGGATGTCATAGCCTCTAGCGTTAGAGATTTTCTCCTTGACTTGCTCGCTGACAAGGGAATCGGCAAATATGGCCTCCGGTTCAAAAATGTCGGTAGGCTTGAGCTTGCCCTCCTGGACGGCTTTTCTTAATTCTGCCAGGGTCATGTCTCCTCCTTCAAAGAGGGTAATTTTGATATTATTTTTCTCGGCAGATGCCTGTAGCTGCCCCAGGAGGGTAGCCCCTGGAAACCCCGGAGTTTCAACCTCCGAGTTGCCCAGCGCAATGCCGGATATCTCGTTAACATCGGCCACATACAGGCTGTCCTTATTATCCCCGCGTAAATCAATGTCTGCCTCGATAGAGGCCACATCTAGCGGCAAATGCCGATAATCGGGATAAATCCAGCATGCAACGACCGATGATAGACGGTCCTTTATTTTGACGAGTCGCCTTCCAACCACCTCGCCTATGGGTATCCGGCCAGCCGTGTCGTTTGTCGCGGCGTGACCGTGAAAAAGCTGCAATCCTATTTTGATCTTGTCGGTCAATTTCTCTACGGCATCGGCAAACCACTTTTTGACTATATTGCCGACACCTATCATCCGACCTCTTGCCTCCCCCTCATGGCCTATGACATAAGCCCTTAACATGGGGGACTTGTCGGTCAATTTGATTTGAGCCAGTTTGTCATTCCCGACCATAGCCAGGATGTCTGACTCTGCCATGAGGTGAAGCTGTGCGCGTATTCTCATTTTTTCTTCCTTCGCCCCCTTGTCTTTTTGACGGCTTTGGGCTTTGGCTTGGCGGCCTCGAGGCGGTCCTTATAATCAGCCGTTGTGAGCATCGGCCCCTTTACCGCCCTTGTTTCCCGCTTGTCCACGCTGGTAAATGCGGCCGGATCAATCACGCCCGTTTTGGGCTTCACGATTTTCATTGTTTTCTGTTGTCCCTCGGGCTTGGTGATATCGACTTCCGAAATGATATAATTTTCATTTCCGACTATAACAACGACGCCTTTTTTGGGGGCATCGGCCTGACCGGACTTTATTTTCTCTGTCGTTAACATGATTCCTCCTCGCCTATTTTTATCCAGGGGTTTTGAGCGGGGTCGAGGTGTGCCATTTCGTGAGCATATCTCGCCCTCATTGCCAGAGCAGCCTTTTCCCTGGTATCGGCACAGATTCGCTGACCCGTTTCCTTATTGCGGAAACACCATTTCTCCTTACCGTCAACGATCTCTTTTTTTATCTCTGTATAGGGCATTATTTGTCTCCACCCTCCCTAAATTCATTCTTCTGGATATTGGATGCTATGATTCTCGGGATCTTTCAGGTCAACTTCAAAAAGTTTTATATGGGCATCACATTCAAAGTATCTTTTGCATTTGGGGCATTGGATGTAATACATGAAATCGCCGTCATAGTGGAGTTGCGCGCCACAGACACAATAAATATCAACACAACAGTCAGTTCCTTTCCATTGAAGCCATGCATAAGGAGGCTTCCATTTTTTTTCATAATCTTTAGAAATTGTTATGTTTGTCTCGTGTCCCATTATTTCCTCCATCCCAGCCGCTTTATCAGGCTATAGCAATCATGCACAAAATTAGCTAACCGATGCACAGCAAAAGGCGCTAAAATCGGCCACAATCCGAAATAGGCCAGGGCGAATACTCCCGCCCCCACCCATACGCTGATACACCAGGGGCAGCTCACAAGCTCGTCCAACAACCGATGTTTCGAGGCAATCCAGACTCGGGCATTGTCAAATAGCACAGACTCGACAAGGATCTCCACTATCGCCTCAGTCGCTATGATGGCTAGGATGTATTTCACCATAATGCCACCGTTGTAAGAGGCTTTCCGTCAATATCTTTTGAGTGCATAATGCCGAAAGGAATTGGCTTCCCATCTTGATGAACGGAGACAACCTCACCGATTGGGCTTGTCGAGACAGTAATAGGCACAATCCAGCCACCCCTATTTTTGATAACCAAATCACCTTGCTTAACGTCTCTCCTAATTCTCATTTTATTGTTATCCCTTTTTTCGCCATTCTTGCATATCATCTTGGGCTGCAGATAAGGCCGCCATATCAATTGCTATTTCTTCATCTTCACACAGCATCTCATTTTCATCTAGCCAAGAATAATATCTATCTAGATATCTCTGTCTTTTTTCATACCAAGACCCATAATCTGTTTGCTTCATTTCATTTCTCCCCACGAAACATAACCAATTAGGGGACCAAAATATAAAAGATGATAATGCCAACTATTTTGGCTATTGTTCGTATAGCCGAAAGATAACCCAAAACCCCCGCGCAATCCGTGATATTTTCGATTTCGCTCAATTCGGATTTTCATCTTATCGCTACCTTATACTTGCATTTCCGGCATTTCCTTATAGCCTTAATCCCGCGCCGCCTGTCGCCACAACATGCGGGCTTTAGCTCCATCGGCCTTGTCCCGCACCTCGGGCAAGCCACGTTGATAAGCTGCCGTTTCGACACAGCCGTCCCTAGTATCATTTCTCATTGGCCTGATTAAATTTCGCGTTTGCCGCAACCTGGACCTTCAGATATTCCATATCCTGCTTGGCCCGCTCTGCATCCTTCGCCTCTTTCTCCTTTTTCCTCTCGGCTTCTGCCTCCATGTCGATACCCGGAATCTCTGCCGCCACAGCCTCCTTGCTCACGATGCCAGCCATAGCCGCAGGGATAAGCACATCTTTCAGGTGATCCCAGTGGTCCTGAGAGATAAGCGGTATATCGACTTTTATTTTCTCCGGATCGAGCTTCGTGGATTTCTGTCCGTATGCCTTGGCATTGAACATCTTCATGGCCTTGGTGAATAGCTCCTCATACGCCCCAACCCATATCATGCGTTCCTTCGATGTAACGGCCATGATAAGCTCGCGGACGTTCTCGCCAGTAGCCCGATTGTGGAGTAAATCAAGCAATCCCAAATAATGAATCGGTATCCCTGTCGTGCCGGAGATCATTTTCACGCAGAGCTCTATCTCACTGATCAGGTTTTGAATGCCTGCCGTATCGGGGGATTTGTAACTGAATTCCCCCGTGTGGGCTATCATTTTCCCGATTTTCCAGTTGATATTCTTGAGATAGTCCAGGAGCTTTGATGCCTGTGTTTCGTCCTCTGCCTTGAAATCCGGCGTGGGGGATGCGAACAAATGGTTTATCTCCCGCAAGTCCCGCAATGCCTTGTCCAGCCGGTCTATTTGGGTAAGGCATTTCATGATCTTGGGCTGTGCCTGATTCGGGTCGTTTATCCTGCCCCCGAATTTTTTATAGATAAATTCGTCCTCTCCCAGATTCCCGGCGGCATAATCAGCCCCGGCTTCCCAGGAGAGCTTTTCATAGTATGAATAATCGTCCTTATTCGCCGTCACCGTATAGTTGCGGGAGGTCCAGGGGATATAACGGGCCGATACCATGCCGGGCCAATCGCGATACTTTTCCCTGTCATAGAATATGCGAATGGCAATTTTGCCCTCTATCTCGGCCTCTTTTGCCATCTCTTGTGCCATCTCCGCGTCAAGGTCGTTGTAATCAAGGAAGTCTTCGGCCCATTGAAGCTCGCTCTCTGCCTCTGCGCGGGCCTCTGTCGTATGTGTTACCTGTATCCCTTCACCCAGGATGAATGCCGCCCGGAGGTCGATTATCGTACCCGTCTGGATGACGCCCCAATCGGCCCCTCCGTTGTATTTATCCGCAATCGCCTTTACCGCCTGAGAATATGTCCTGTACTCATTCCCCACATAGGCCGATTGCTGCTCGGTCAGGGTGAGGATGTCTTTGACCAGGGCTTCCTGCACCTCCCTGTATTTACCAACCTGGCCCTCTAAAATCTCGGTTTGTTTGGCAAGCTGGGCATTCTGCTCCCGCATTTCCTGTATCACGGCGGGTTTGGCAAATATGTTTTTAACTGTATCTATATTCATTCATTTCCTCGCTTAATCGGGATACACGGAATAGGGAAGCGTCCCCGCAAATGCCCCCGCCTTTTTCATGTGGGTAAAGATGCCGTAGCGGATAGCGCTCATGGCGTGATCGTTGAATTTAACGGGTTCCGGCAAATCTGCCCCCGACTTGTCCTGTTTCCAGCAATAGGAATCATGCTCGGCCTTGATATGGGGAGACGGTTTCACAATGTGAATATTGAGGCTTTTGAGAAAGTCGATCCCCGCCCTTACCGAGTCCGGCCCCTTTTGTGACGGCTTGATATTTAGTCCCTCTGTTATAAGCTCATCAATAGATTTGGGTTCGGCTGAATCGAAATAACAGTCATCATAAGCTCCGATGCCACAATTCTTCATCCTCCGGGCCAGCGCCTGATTCGTAAGCCCCGTTTCGTATATCAACTCTTCTACCCAAAATTCGTCTGCCTTGCGGTATATTCTGACTACCGCAGCCGGGTCTACGCTGTATCCGAAATCGCCGCCATAGAATATCTCATCGAATTTAAAGCCATTTGAAGGTAGCTCGACCTCATCCCATCTGAATATCTGGCCGGCAAACATCTCGAATGACGCCTCATATTCCTGCCGGAATGATTGTTCATCCATGTTCTGACGGGCAAGCTCTATTTCCTCCG